TAGTATCCCACCCTTTAATTTGCGGTATCATATCGTCCGAAGCCAAAAGCACAATATCCCAATTCCTTAAAATTTCCATATCTCTATTACAAGCGTGAATTTTGCCTGTGCTTACTCCAGATATAACGGTAATGTTTTTAAACTTAGATATGCGTTCAGCTATATTAATGGGTTTAGAAATATCATTAATATCGCACGTTATGACAAATTCTATATTTTTTAGATTATCTGCCGTTTGCTGGTATAAATCCAATAGTTTAAAGAACTTATCCCACCTATTACGTGTTGGAAATTTAACGAGTAATCTCATTTACCTTTTTTACTTCCGTATGATTTAGCTTTGCTTAAAGCGATTGCAACCGCTTGTTTTTGTGGCTTTCCAGCGTTCATTTCTTTTTTAATATTAAATGAAATTACTTTCGGCGATTTTCCTGATTTAAGTGGCATAGTTTCTAAGTTTTAGTTTTAACAAAAGTAAAACATTATTTTAATTATTGAAATTATTTAAAATAAAAAAACCTCCCATTCCAGGAGGTTCTATTAACTCTACTAACCAATAAATAAACACTTTGAAAAAAGGTTTATAATGCAAATATATTAAAATTTATTTATCCTTAAACTTTTCTCTTAATTCTTTTGGTACACTTGCCTCCGGAACTGGTATCATTCTATGCCTACAATTATAACCACCTCTAAATACAATAAAGTTTTCAGCCGTTGTTCCTGGTACCTGCCCTGCTATACTTACTTGTTTACCATCTACCCTGCCGTTAGTAATACCAGTTAATTCGCTTTGATGAATATATTTCTTAGCTACTAAATGGTCACATAAAGGTCGAGTAGTGTCAATAGTGCTTCCTACGTATTTATACCATTTTGTTTTATAGGCTTGACTTACTAACTTATCGTAATTGCCTGCATACTGATACATTCCATCGGTTGCTATTTGCTTACTATAAGCAGATAAAGCTCCTCCTGATTTTGTTTTTTGATTAGCCAATAAGTCTTTTAACTGTTCTTGCATTACATTAAAAGAGTTACCGCTTCTTACATTATCGGTTAAAACCATTTCAACCTTATCAATAACATTAGACTTAATTCCTGCTTCGGTCATATCGGATAATACTTGTTCACGTGCTAAGTCTTTAATATCAGTTAAAGAAGCCGGTAAATTAACGCTTCCAAAGGCTTCTCTTGTTATTTTATCTTGTATTGTGGTTAATTCACTAAAAGACTTATAAACTTCTTTTACGCTCTCTTTATAGCCTTTATTTCTTAAAATAATAGGGTCTAATTTAGCTACTATCCTTTTAATTTGTTTGATGTTTGCTACCGTTGGTTTTATGTTTCCGTTAACGTCCAAAGATATTTCACGAAGCATTAACTCAATTTCTTTTAATAAGTCCTTTTGTATTAATTCGGTTGACTTATCTAAGTTTTTTAAAATATCATTAATTAAGTCTTCCATTATTAATTATTCCCAGCTATAAATTGGTTGCCATACAAAGTTAATTACTTGAGATGCTGTTGCAGTACCTACTAAAAATTTACCTACTAATGCAACAAAATGTCCTGGTTCTACATAGATTGGAGATGTTGAAAAATCAACAACTATTGATGTTGCTATTGAACCTATTGTTGAACCTACTGGCCACGTCATAAAACCTAATGCAACACGTCTTGGTGCTTTAGTTGTAACTCCTTCTGTTGTTGCTAATGATACAGCAGTATGACCAAATGCTAATGAAAATTGTAATGTAGTTGCGGTAGTTGCTACAACTGCACCATTATTAATTGCATCTATTTTTACACGTACAATTTTTAATCTTTTACCTTGTAAAGAAATAGAACCAATAGGTACTTGATAAGAACCCCAAATACCATCAGTTACTGCTGCTGCTGCCGCAGTTACTGCACCTTGACCACCTAAACCGTTTGGCAAGTTAGCGGTTAAAGCTGTATTACTTGGTGCTGCTGCTGTAGGATTGGTTGAGTTAGCATAAGAAGCTAAAGACCCCATAGTACCACCTGATAAGCCTTGATAAGAACCATAAGCTGCATTACCTAATTCACCTAAACTTCTTTGATAAATAGAACCACCCAAACTAACTGAATAATCAGTTAGAATAAATTGTACTGCTGAAGCAGTTGGTGAAGTGTTTGCGTGTCTTATGGCAAAAGGTAATGTAGAACTAAGAAATGGTTGTCCAGTCGCTTGAGGTTTAGATAATTTTCCAAATAAAATATCGTTAATCCAAAAATCAATAGAATTTTCAGTAATTGAAATAATCCATCTTGATTTATCTGCAATAGCAGGAACATAATTAGTAAATACACCTGTTTGAACTTCTGTACCGTTGTAATTTATAACCCCAGTTACGCCAGCAGAGGTAATTCTAAAATATACTCCATCAGTAGGTGCAAAAGGTGTTGTACCACCTTTACGGAATAATCCTATATCTACAACTGAATTGGCAAACATTGCAGTGTTTAAACCTCCTGTAAATTCACAATAAAGATTTGTTGAACCTAATAATGGAAATTCATTATAAGTAGATAATGTAGAACTTCCAGTAGCAACAGATGAACCTGAGTTAGTATTCAAACCTGCTGCCGACCAGGCTAAAGCAAATGTAGAAGTAGCTGTTGAATGTTTACCTGTGTTTTGAGCAGTATAGTTAAATGTTTCAACATCTAATAAAGTTTCACCCGCTATTCTTGTTCTAAAATCACTATCAACTTCTGGAGATGCTAACCATACATCACCAGCAGGATTTAGATTTGAACCGTCATCAATTTCTGAATAAATTTTAACTGCTGATACTGAGTTTGGATTATTAGATGCGTCTCGTTCTAATGTTGCATTTATAGAGTAATCACTTGTTACGTTTGCTAAACCCGAAGTATTACTACCGCCTTGAATTTTTGTACTCATTTTATTATAGTTTAATTGTTGTTTTTAATATTGCTTTATAGTTTCCTGTTGCGTTATTGTTAGCTATTGCGCCTAAATTAATATTATTACCCGAAATACTTATAACAGTTGCATTTACTCCATTATTAACCCAATCGTCAAAACTTGCAAATGTAGTTCCATTTTCATCAACTGGCAATATGCTTGTAGCTAAAATAGTATTGCTAAATAAACTATTTGTTACGGTTGTTTCTGCTTTATTTTCCTCATTACCAAAGTCAAAAGTTACGGTAGTGTCAATCACCGCAACGTCTTGTATCATATCAAAACGACCTGTAAACGGATTAAATACTGTCTTTAGTGCCATTATGTTTTAGTTACTGAAGTTAAATTATTGTTTACATCATAAGTAAGTGTAAGTGTAGATACTGTTGTACCACCACTACCACCTGACTTATAAACTACTCCTGTTAAATTACCACTCGTATAACTACAATTAATATAGTCATATTGAGTTGGTGTAAGCGAATTTAAAGCCGCTAAATAATTATTTGATGTTGTTTGTTCTGAAGATGTTGCTGCACCTGTTGGAAGTGGTAAACTCGCTGCGCTTACTGGTTGAGTAGCTGGAAAATTGCTTACCGAAACACTACCTGTTATCGTTTGAGTTCCACTTGGAGTAATAGTTACTGTTCCACTAACTGGTACTGGATTTCCTACATCATTACTTATTTCTACGCTTGAATTACTAATAGCTACTGTTCCTGATATTGGAACCGCTGAGGCTCTTAATTGTGCATCAGTTAATGGCTGACTTAATCCTGTATTTGCAGTTACCGTTCCACTAACAGTTACTGAACCATCAACAGTTACGCTACCTCCATTATCGCTTATAGGTATTGCTGTTTGGTTTGAAGCAATAGTTACAGGTAATGAATTAGCCATCGTGTTTTGTCCTACTACTCCACTTATATCACCTATTGAAGTTTGTAATGAACCGCTTGGATTAACTTTTACATTGTAATATGAACCTCCTCCGGTGCTTGCTCTACCTGTTATAACAGAACGAGTTAAATTAGCTAAAGTATTATCGGTAAGAGTATCTGTTATTTTAGAATAGTTTGAAGTAGTACCGGCAGCCCAACAAGCAGTATAAACAATTAAGTTGGTTGCATCTGCACCCGATTTTAGCACTTCTAAAGTTATCGGTAAATTAGGAGTTGTTATGGATGGGTTTAATTGGCTGTTTGGAACTTTTAAAGTGTGAAAAATTACCCATTTCCCATCAGGAGAAAACGCCTCAAATACTACCGTAGCAGAACCTAACCACGCAAATCTAATTCTAAATAAATTAGAATAAGTTAAGTTAATTGCTTCTGGTGTTCCGTTTCGTGTAAATTTACTACTTGCTAATCCTGTAAGTAAATCGGTATTCCAACTTGTTCTATTTGTAAATGTATCGCTACCGCTTGTTCTTTTAGTAACACCAAAATTAAGACCATTATACCCTATAAAAAAACCATTATTTGCATCGTATAAACCTAATCTTTGGTTTGAATTTGCACTTGTTGGAGTTGTAAAAGCAGCAGGAAAATAAACATATACCTCGTGCGCTGGTCTATAATCTAAAGTAATAACTGAAACCCCTTTAGAAGTACCATTAGCGTTTGTTCCTGTTGAATATAAAGCGTGTCCGTTTGATATTGTTGCGCTTCCTGTGCTTGTATGTGTATTAGTTACTACCGAACTATCAAACGCAGTATCAAAGCTTACTTCTATTTGATTATTTCTTGTTCCACTAACCGCAACACCTAATATATCATCGTGTACTGGCTCTACTATAATTCCAGCAGTTAAATTTTCATTTATATCTAATAAT